ATAAGATACTCAATGTAGTGTTGTGCTTTCTCCAAGTCCTGACGACCTGCTTTGTAAGGGAATCGAAGAATATACTTAACTACGTTAGCCGACCATGGGTCAAGTCCGTAAGCAGCCATGATGTCCCACGGCTGGATAGCAGCAACTTGATAGTGACTACCGCCAACTTGTTTCTTCTTTTCTTCTCCGCCACACTCATCACGGTATACCAGTTTATTGTTTGCTTCTAATCCATGAAAACTCATGCTAATCCTTTCACTTCCGCTTTGTGTGTTTTTTCACCTTTGACCGCTTGACTCCAACTTCCGCAAGCCTTGCACTGATAGCGTTGATATGTGCCAACAGACGAAATAGCAGTTCCACGCTTTTGAAGTCTAGGTTCAGCACAGGTGGGGCAAACAGGATGATTGGAAAAAAGATTGTGATTAGGATGGTGTTTAATCCATGAAAACAAACGACGGTAAAGAGATTCCAACAACACGACATCTTGAACGTTATACGTTTCCATAATCTTCCAAGCATCTTTATCGCCTTTCATGCACTTCGTCCAAAGTTCCATGCCAGCGTGTTCAGTCTTCTTACCTAAGACAAGACGTTGTGATACATAGTCTAGCTTGTTAGAAGGAAACTTAAACTGGCTACGAACCACACGCAGTAAATCAATTTGTTTATAAGGTGATGGTGGATTATAACCAAATAGTAAGAATTCCTTGTTAAGTGTAGGAATGTCGAACTTAGTACCGTTATAATGCACCACAGCGTCAGCTTCGTCGAGAAGTCCATGAATACCTTTTAGCATAGCCTTTGGCTTAGATTTATAAACAGAATCAAACATAACATCATCGCTGTCTAGCCACTTAGCAGCCCAGCAAAGAATGTTAGATGAATCAATGATGTGATTAGGTGAGATGTTCTGGTCCCAGATTCCCCAGACATACGCAGTCATCGGTGATGTCTCAATGTCTAATAGGAGAATCTTCATTTGAACTCCGAGCCACAGTTAAAGACACAAGTGCCTTGTACACAGTCTTGACAACCTCGTACAGGTTCTTCTTCATCGTCAAACTCAAAAGACATTTGTGGTGACACAGCGATGTCATAGCCGTAAAGCATAGACACAGCTTTCTCGTAAATTTCTGTTACACGACTATGTGATTCTCCGTCAGGGAGATTGACTGTCAACAAGACACGAGTGCCGCCGTCTTCGTCTTCTTCGTACTCGCTAAAATCAAAATGTAATCTCATTTTTGTTCCTTTGAAATAATATCAAAAAATACTTCTGCATCAATTACTACAAGAGGTTTGCTGTGGTTTTGTTTCATCACAACAACCGGTTCATTTTGTCCGTGTGTCTTGCATTGTTCGTAGTATTGATAGACTGCAATCTTTGCAAGGTTCTTACACTCGAATTGAAAGGGAATCAAGTCTTGTGCTAACGGACTTAGCTTTACATCAGCTCCACTTGCTCCCATCGAAGTGCTTGTGATGTCCCCTGTCCTGAGTTGCGGATACCTTTTTAGTAGTTCGTTTGCGAGCCACTTTTGAAGATTTCTTCCCTTTGCTTTTGCTGACTGGGGTTTCATCAGATATTACCTTTCTGTTCTTAATCCACGCTTTCGGAATGTGCATCCGAGCATTAGTCTGGTCAACAGACCATGTTGATGCAAGGCAAATAGCTTCATCGGTTTCATCGACTAAGAAGCCGATAGTCGTGCAGTGATGAATTGCTGCTTTTGTTTTATCTTCCCAGCCTGAATCTGCGACTGCGTCAATCCATTCAATTTGAACTATTTTGGCGGTTGCCATACTTGTCCCTCTTCTCTTAGAATCCATAGTAGACGACCATTCTCAACGACACGGTCAAGGTTGTTGTCATAGGCTGCTAAGACAACATCGTACATTTCTTTCTCTGTTTTGCAATCAGCAAGCATCTTCTTAGATTTAACAGGACCAATACCGGCTAGTCCAATGATGTTGTCAACCTTATCGCCAGTTAGCATCTGTAGATAGAAATTGCGTATTGCTTGTTCTTCAGTTATTTCGTACTGCTCTTCTCTAACGAAGTTGTAATGATTACCACGAATCATGTCAAGGTCTTTGTCTAAACTAACAATGATTGTCTCTTCAGGAGCGTGTTTGTAGGCTTCAATACCGAGTTTATCGTCAGCTTCAATTCCATTTACCTCGATAAAACCCCATGACTTTTGCATATACTCACGGAGCAAACCAAAGTGGTAAGGCTTATCTGCTTTACGAGTTCCTTTATACGGAGCAGTAACGGCAACTTCGTTGCGGAAGTTACCTTTACCGGTCAAGTAGCCTTCGACCTCGTCGACAGGTAAGTTTACATAGAGATTATCCAAGAATTCAGATAGACGAGCTAAAGCAAATTCTGCTGGGTCTCCTTCGGAGGCAAACCCGAAACGATAAACCAAGATGTCCGCATCGACGAGGGCTTTCATTACAGTGCTATCTCGTCGTCAAGTGATTCATCAGCACTGGCTGAGTCTGCGTTGTAAACAACTAGGTCAGTGATGGTGATTTTAACTAGAGATGGTGAAACACCCTTCTTAGCTTGCCACTTCCACTCATAAGGTTTAATCATAGCGATAGCTTTAGAGCCATTACCAACTGCATCTTTGATTTCCTTACCAGCTTTGTCGAATGGGATGATTTCGTAGTTGCTCTTCGCTGTCAAGAACCAGCCTTTTTCTGGTTTGTCAGGACGTTGACGAGGATTTAAACCTGCTTGCTCTAAAGCACTAACTGCTTCTTTGCTGAGGTTGCAGAGGTCTACTTGGTATTTACCAGACATCTCTGACTTCTTGTTGAAAAAAGCCCATTGAACTTCGGCTTCTAATTTGATTGGTTTTTCTAAATTACTCATATAATGCTCCTTAAATATACTGCATTGATTAAACTACTGAATTGTACCGCCAAACTGCTCAAACACATCCATACCGTCTAATGTACCAGCCTCGATAGCTTCAAACGCATCAGCTAACAAGTCCATCGTATCATCAATCGACACAGAAGTCCCTATTGAGTAGGTGTTATCTTCAAACAATGTGATAACAACTTCTCCAATCTTTGTTAATTCTTTTCCGTCCATCAGTGAGTCTCTTTCCAGTTATTACCGACTTTGTATTCCCCAGCTAAGGGACAGTTCATACTAAATTCTACACCTGCTTGTGTGATACTTTCAACCCCGTATTTACCGATAGTTTCTGCATCTGCTTCTTTACACTCAATTTGCCATTCGTCATGGACATTAGCGACAAACTGATGCCATATCTTAGCACGATTTAGACGCTTATGCAGGATAACTACAGCCTTTTTCATAACGATTGCACCAGCGCCTTGCAGTAGCGTGTTGAGCGATGAGTGCTCCGAACGAACGAGTATTTTGCGTCCATCAAGACCCCGTAACGCTCCCCTCTTAGCATACGCAGTAGCTGCGTCCTTTCGGAGTTTTTGTAGTTTCGGTGTGTTGCATAAAAAAGCATCAATAAGTTTTTGACCGTCTTTTGCTGAACCACCAATAATTGACCCGATTTTGGCAGAACCCGCGCCGTACATGAAAGCATACAAAAATGTTTTACTTTGATTCCGTCTCGTTTCGTGTTCTTTATTTTCCTTATCTCTTTTAGTCCCTGCAGGAAAGAAGCCAAGTGCAAGTGTGTTTGTCCAGTGTATATCACCTTGAGTAACTTCATATGTATATTCATTGTCATTCATATAGTGAGCCAGCATCCGAAGCTCCAATCCTGAAGCATCAATACCAACTAACTTATGTCCTTTCTCTACTGTCCACAAAGCCCTACATTCAGGACCATAAATAGCTCCACTGTTAGGAACCTGAGCCATGTTAGGACTCATGTGCGTCATACGACCGGTTACAGCTCCGTTAGTGATAATGCGACCATGAACCCTTCCATCATCTTTAACAGCTTCTAGCCACGATTCTATCTGTGCTATCCGCTTCTGAAGCATTAGGTACTCTGCGATGGCTTTCGCTTCTGGGAAGTCGAGACCTTCGAGCGTGGTTTCGTCGACGATGACGCTACCTTTTTCGGTGTGCTTCGTGGGCTTCCAACCTTTTTCGATGAGGCGCTCGGCAATTTGCTTCCGGCTGCCGGGGTTGAATGGGGTGACGATGTCTTTAAGAGGCTTACCAAGTTTGCTAATGCGATTAGACTCGACTTTGGCAGGGAAAATGCGTTGCATCTCAACTTGAATAATATCCAGCTTAGTTTTAAGTTCAGATAAAAGCTGTAAAGCCGAGACTTGGTCGAGCTTAAAACCGTTTCTTTCTTGAATAGCGATGAGTGCTTGGACTTCATGTTCTAACTCCTGTGATTGTTCGGAAAATTCCTGTTGTTTAAGGTCAGCTATGATACATTTATAGACTTTGTATAATACCTCTACGTCTTGAATACAATACTCAATCATCTCTTCGATGGTGTGAGTCTTTAAATCAAAATCATCAAACTCAATCTTCTGTGTCCCCAGAGTCTCTCCCCACGCTGCAAGGCTGTGTCCTCCTTCTCTGCTTGGGTTTAGCAATCGGCTTAACACTAACGTATCCTTCACTGTCTTCAATTTTATCTGACAGTTCCATAACTTGTTCAGTAGGTAGAAGTCGAACGCTATCCCATTGTGAGCCACTATCAAAGTTGCGTCCTTTATGAATTCCCGAAGGTCGCTTGCTTCTTTCCATACTTTTACTTCTCCAGTATCAATATCTTTAGTAACAACGCACCATATCTTCTGATGGTCTAATGTGGTTTCGATGTCTAGTAATATACGCATTGTGCTATCTTACCAAATGTTCATACTGTTTTGCAACGAAGATTAAGTTAGCACCACAACGAATCAAAGAAAAATATCCGTTGTCTTCTAACAGCATACTGACTGCATCAGCGTAGTTAATCTTATCGCTACCTCCTACCTCGACACAGATTACCTTAAACGGATAACGCTTAAAGTCAATGCTTTTCAGAATATCGTAGTCTAATCCTTCGACATCAATCGTTAAAAAGTCAGGAATAGTTCGGTTGCTTAAAACTTGAGCAACTGTCATTACCGGTAGTTCTTTAACCTGTGTAATAGAAAACTGTGGGTAGTCTGCAATAAACGCAGCTACAGTTTCGTAGTCAAAAGAGTTACGACCGGAATACTCATCGACCATGTAAAAGTTTAAGAATCCTGATTCAACACCGACACCAAAGTTTAAGTTCACATCGTCTGGACGTTCGACCATGAACTGCTGAAACAAATGCGGATTAGCTTCGACATTGATACCACGAGAGCCAGTGTCGTAAAACAGCTTAGTGTTGCTGATGTTTGTTGGATGGTGTGCGCCAATGTCTAAGTATGATGGATTATCAATACCCAGATTATTGAAAACAGCACGAATAACAATATCGTCTCCATGTTGTGCATAGGTAACTCCTCCGAATAATTGGTCTGGATGGCTCATAAATCATTTCCATAGTTAAATAATATCGGTTTAGGAATTAGAAATGCTTTTTTGCTGACTGTATCACCGGTTCCAATAAAAGAGTGATATTCTAAGTGGTTCAATAAAATACACTCAACAATCCGCATCGGTTTTATTGATACAAAACGAAAATCATCGTGAAATACCCAAAAGTCTGCTTTTGTAGCTAAAAGTGCTGATGGTTTTCCATACATTTCAATTTCTACAACAATGTTATTTGTTTTGTTGCTCATTGGGTCATATTTTACTTCAACACTTTTATGTAACTCAGGTATCCAAATATCATAGCCTTTGTAAGCATGAACCAAACTTGTAGATGGATACTTTTTTCTTAGTATGTCGACTACCTTTTGTTCAACAGCGTTTCCTCTTTCAAGGTCTTTATGAAACGTGTTCATATCTTCTTTCCATTTCCATAAATTGTTCCAGTTCGGTAAGTGCAGTGGCGGACATTTCCAAACCATTTACGCTATCCACTGAGATACCGCCAAGTAAACATAAGTAACTAGACCGATTGCATACAGAATCGTTGCTACCGCTTCTACTAAGACCAGTGGAGCATCGTCCTGCACATAGCCAGCAGCAGTCCATAAACCACTGCCTATCAAACCAAACAAGATGTTTAGTGGATAGATATTAAAGCTAGTCAATGCAATCCCAATAAGACATAAAGTTGTCCCATACCATTTAATGTTAGAAACCTGCACTGTCCACGTCCTCCAGTTGATAGTCAACGTCAATCAAATCATCTTCACTGATTTTTGCATCTTCAATAGCAGAGTCTAATTCAGATTCACTATCAGCATACACACTTACAGTGTAAGTCTTAGTTACTTTAAATGTTCCAACAACACCAACAGGTTCGCTAGGATAATATTTCATTTGTTTCTCCATTCGTCAATACAGCGGTCAAGGTTATGTCCTTCAAGCCAATCAAACTTCTCCATCTTGTTGTCGCAGTTTACAACAATCGGTGCTACATCATCAAAGCCAACATCCCAAGCTGCATTGCGTAGCCATAGATAGCGTTCAGCATTATCCCAAACTTCTTTGTTATCTTGAATACGGCTAAACACATTAGTGTTGATATTACGTAAGCGGTCAATCTCATTACAGAGTTCAGTGATGTAACGCTTAGTAACATGATATTCATCTTTCTCAGCGTAGCGTCGTGCTTGTTTAACTAAATCTTCGTTCATAATGTATCCTTAATTTCCATCATTCGTCCAGTGTTAGGATTGTAAAGCAAATCACTAGCACCACCGGTATAGCCACTAAATCTATTTTTCAATACTCTAACATGAGTTGTGTTTCTTTCAATAGCATCCAAAGCCTGTCCGTTGCGTTCTAACCCGATAACAATATCAGATAACTGAGCAATAGAGCCTGAGCCACGAAGCTGTGCTAACGATGTAGAAGCACCTTCTTCATGCCCTTTGCTCTCAGGTCGTTTGAGGTGTGATACGCAGATAAGGCTGATTCCTGTTTCTTGCACCAACATACGTAAACGAGTCATAATGGAATCTAAGGCTTTTCGTTCATCTCCCACATCGCCGCCAGACACAATGATAGAGATATGGTCAAGCACAACGAAACCGCAACCAAGACCTTTAGCCATATATCGGACTCGGTTAACGATGTTATCAAGACTACTGGAACCAAAATGGTCAAACAGAAAGAGGCGGTTAGTCCCCAGCGTATTATCGAAAGCATCTTTTAATTCCGTTTCTGAAACTTCTACATCAGGTAAATGAATAGGCTTATTGATAGCCAGCGACATCAGGCTTCGTGCAGTCTTACGGACACCCTCCTCTAAGAACATCATACCGATATTATCGTCAGTATTCTTGAGGATATGCCATACAATCTCACGAAGGAATTGTGATTTACCTAGACCAGAGCCAGCAGTAACCATCACTAGCTCACCCTTACGGATTCCATAGGTCAGTTTGTTTAAGCCTTCATACGGATAGTTTACTTCTGCCTTCTCCATTGGCTTAGACACAACCTCCCAAAGCGTAGAGCCTTCGATAATCCCGTCAGGAACATACTTCTCACTAGCCCACCAGTCAGCGATAAACTCTTTGTTTAAATCAAACTTGAGATAGTCGCAAGCATCTTTGTAGCCCTGACGCATCTTCATCACTTTGACCTTACCGCCAAAGAGTTCTGCTACGGCATTAGCCGCTTTCTGACCGGCTTCATCAGCATCAAAGCATAGATGAATATTCTCGAATGAGTCGATGTATTCAAACTGAGCTTTGCAGTCCTTTAGAGCAGCACTAGCACCGTTACGGATAGATACTACCGGATACTTGCTACCGGTCATCTGATAAGCCGCTAGAGCGTCTAATTCACCCTCACAGATAGTTAAATATTTACCATTAGCAGGGAAAAGGTTTTGACCAAATAATGTAGCATCGCTAAAGTTACCAGCAATAGAGAAATTCTTTTCCGTTACGTTGCGTGTCTTGATTGCTGTGAGTGTCCCTTCATTGTCATAGTAAGGATAGAAGTGTTTGTCTTGTCCTTGTCGAACCCCATACTTTAAGCAAGTAGCAGAGTTAATAAGGCGGTTACTAATAGCACTAGTAATAGAGGTATCATAAAATGTTAAATCCTTGTTCATTGGTTTCTTTTCAATTTGTTTTGTTTCACCATCAACGGGAACATAGTTCTCGCATACATGGCAATATGTGTGTCCATCGTCATATAGACTATTCCCATCCGATGAGCCACAAGCCTCACAGGGAATATGTTTTAAAAATTTACTGGTCATTTAGTTGTTCCGCCATATACCTGTGTTTGTAGATACTGCACTTGCTCCCGTAATGCGTTAATCTCTTCCTGTTGTAATCGGAGCATCTTAGCCGCTTGTGAGGCTATTCCGAGTTGAGCAACATACTGAAACCCATTCGAATTATCTAAATCGTCAGCTAGTTTATTTGCGTTCATAGTAATCACTCCACCATTGGTGTTTTGTTAATCGTTTGCATTGTTTTTGAGCATCTGGAGGTAATTCGTGTTTATCGCTGCTGCAAGCATAGACATCACTACGAAGCGATAATTCCACCGCTACGCTAGCGAAGTTATAAACCCCGATAGCTAATAGACACGCTATAACCACCTTGAAGAAGGTCATTTCATAACCTCTGCTACCTTGCTATTAACTCTATCCTCAATCATCGCATCTAGGTCGTTTAAGACATTACAATAACCATATTCTTCAATCAAATCTAACATTGATGACAGTGTAAAGTGATAGTTTGCTTCTTTAAATTCATCTAGCATAAAAGCCCCTTTCTATAAGACATAAACAATACATCAATATGCAAAAACTGTCTGTTGTATATACACCACAATAGTGTTGTTTTTTTACAACATTGAAATACTCTAAATCTGTGATACCATAAATCCCTATAGAGACAAACAACAGAGAAAAACTATATTATTAGGTTTTCTATATAACGAAGTAAACATCATAGAACTTCATCGGTCATCATAGTTGGCGTAATCCCCTAAATCGTCATATTCGCCGTAATTCTCTGCTAAGTCTCCAAGTGTTGGAATGTCAGCTTCATGTAGTAGGTCTTTTCTATCGTGCATAGGAATATCGACATCCATAGCCATATAGCAGTTTTGACAAATGTCAAGAAACTTCCCTGTAATCGCATGGCGAATCGTTGATTCATAATCCGACAATGCTGCGTTGCAAACAGTGCATCTCATTTAAAGCCTTTCTAAGCCTTTTTAGCTTAATTTGATAGTTAGGTATTAAGT